GCCACAGCAATCACTTGTTCCTGAAAATATCTTATCTGAAAATCCAATTTATACTATCTCAACTAATGCAGATTCTTTAAATGATGGCAGACATATTCTGATAAATCATCCAAATCATGGAATGCATTTCCCAAGTGAAAAGGTAGCTATATCAGGAGTCAGACCAGATTCAATCCCAACAAAAATTAGTGTTTCTTATGGTGCAACTGAGACTTCATCTATTAGTATAGCAAGCACTTTAGGATTTGATTATTATGATGGTTCTCCAGTTAACTCTTTACACACTGGATATGCATTGATTGGGGATGAAATTATTGGGTATAATAGTGTCTTGTCAGGTGCTCTTGGTGATATTTCCAGATCACAATTTGGAACAGTTTCTATAGGATATGAGGCAGAGACTGAAATATCTAAGTATGAGTTTAATAATGTTCCTCTATCCAAAATAAACACAACTCACACAATTCTAGCAAATCCAAAACCAACTCTAGATTCATATTATGTTCAAGTTGGATCTGGTAGTACATTCACCACTGATAAATTTGGTGGTGGGGCAAATGTTTATGCTGGAAAAGATAAAAACTTTAGTTCATTCAAACTGAATGAAAACTTTGTAACAGTTCCAGATAAAACTACTACAACTGGAAGAGTTAGAACTATCTCACAAAGAAGTATAGATGGATCTGAGATTGCATTTGTTGATCAAGGATATGAGCAAATTGACATTTATGAAACTAATATTTTTGATACTTTAAGAACTGTAGCATCTAAAGAAAATGAAACTGAATTTTTAAACTCTACAGCATTTGAGGGTCAAAAATCATTTACTTTAGAACTTAATCTCTCAACAACTGATTCTAGAGTTTCACCAATCATTGATATTGATCAGGTGTATTTGGATATGGAATCTTTCATGATTAATAGACCTGTAGGAATAAGTTCTTATGCCACAGATTCTAGAGTAAATGCCAATACAGGTGATCCACATTCATTTGTTTACATAAGCAAGAAAGTTTCACTTGAGCAAAGTGCAACATCAATTAAGGCATTTATTTCTTGCTATAGAGATGCAGCTTCTGATGTAAGGATGTTGTATAAGATCTATAGATCTGATGTTCCTGATGAAGATCAGGTTTGGGAACTCTTCCCTGGATATAATAATATTGATGTAAATGGTAATGTAATAGATTCTGATAACAATGATGGAAGATCTGATACTAATGTTCCAAGTAGTTTTGAAGGTGAGTTTAGGGAGTATTCATTCACTGCTGATGATCTTCCACAATTTACTGGATTTGCAATTAAGATAGTTGGAACAACAACTAATCAAGCACTTCCACCAGTTATCAGACAACTTAGAGCAATAGCATTAGCATAATGGCAAATAGAAGATATGCAAAAGTGGAGGGTCATCCTAATTTACTTAGGGACCTCTCCACTAATGCAATAATTAATACTGACAAAGTTGGGTCTGAGCAGTATATTAAAACAAGAGAAAGAAAGCAACAAGAACAAGAAAAAATCTCTAATATGGAATCTGAAATAGAAGACATTAAATCTTCTATTAATGAAATAAAAAGTCTCTTGAGGAAACTTTATGAATCATGAAGAAATGAAACTGGAATCAGTTTCTAAACAATTTGAATTTGAAAAAATTTCTAGAGAATTGGATACTTGCACTAACATTGATATGTTAAGAAATTTGTGCAAATGTTATGTAAAACTCTATATGAGACAGCAAGAGACCCTGATTTATATGGAGCAAAGTTTTGGTTCTAAATAGTTAAAAACTTAGAATAATGGCAAAACCAGCATCAAGACAAGAATTAATTAATTATTGTTTACGTAAACTTGGTGCACCAGTATTGGAAATCAACATTGCTGAAGAGCAATTGGATGATTTAGTGGATGATGCCTTGCAATTTTTCAATGAGAGGCATTTTGATGGTGTTGAGAAGATGTTTCTCAAGTATAAAATTACTGCAGATGATATTGAAAGGGGAAGATCTAAAGCAGATAATAATAATCTAGATGTAGAAATTACTACAGCAAGTTCAAATATTGGAACTTTTGAATGGGAGGAAAACAGCAACTTTATTCAAGTTCCAGATGCTGTAATAGGTATTGAAAGAGTATTTAAGTTGGACAATAGAACTATTGCATCCAACATGTTTAATATAAATTATCAACTATTTTTGAATGACATATATTGGTTTAGTTCTACTGAGATGATGAACTATTATATGACAAAAAGATATCTAGAAGACATTGATTGGATTGTAAATCCAGAAAAGCAAATAAGATTTAATAAAAGACAAAATAGATTGTATATTGATACTAGTTGGGATACTCTCAATGCTGATGATTATCTATTAATTGAATGCTATAGAATTTTAAATCCATCTGATTTCACAAAAGTTTATAATGATTCATTTCTTAAAATGTACCTCACATCCCTAATTAAAAGGCAGTGGGGACAAAACTTAATTAAATTCCAAGGAGTTAAACTGCCAGGTGGAGTTGAACTTAATGGTAGACAAATTTATGATGATGCAGTTAGGGAATTGCAATCAATAGAAGATAAAATGATGACAACTTATGAACTTCCACCAATGGATCTTATAGGCTGATATGTTAAATCCATACTTCATTCAAGGAACATCTGGAGAACAAGGTTTAGTTCAAGACCTTATAAACGAACAATTGAAGATGTACGGGATAGAAGTTTACTATCTTCCCAGAAAAATTATTAACAAGGGATCTGTCATTCGTGATGCAATATATTCCAAATTTAATAATGCATTTCCAATAGAAGCTTATCTAGTTAATTATGAAGGATTTGATAATAATTCCTTTATGATGTCTAAGTTTGGGGTAAGAATTCAAGATGAAATGAATTTTATAATTTCAAAAGAAAGATTTGATGATTATATTGCTGCATTGATGCAAACTACTGATGGATTTGGTAGTTATACCAGACCAATGGAAGGAGACTTAATATATGTTCCTCTTTCTGATAGTTTGATGGAGATTAAATATGTTGAAAATAGAAAACCATTCTTCCAACTTCAAAAAAATTATGTTTATGATTTGAGATGTGAACTTTTTGAATTTGAAGATGAGGAAATTACAACAGGAAATCCAGAAGTTGATTATCAATTAAAAGACATTGGGTATGGTGCAGAATTAACTCTTTCTGGTCTAGGAGTAACAGCAACTGCATATACTGGATTAGTTGTTGGTGGAGTTCAATATGTAGACATTTTGAATGGGGGATATAGATATTCATCAGCACCCAACTTAGTTGTAGATGCCCCAACAAGTGGATATAGATCAATTTTAGTTGGGGTGATGACTCAAAGTAAAGGATTGACAGTAGCTAAAAGTTTAGATCAAATTTATATTGAGAATCCAGGATACGGGTACACAGAATCTCCAAGTATCAATTTTTATGGGGGAAATGGATATGGAGCTTCAGCTAGAGTTGCAATCTCTACATCTGGAAGTATAGGGATTGTTACTACAACTTATTCTGGAACTGGATATACTTTTGAACCAACTGTAACATTCTCTGCTCCAGATGTTGCTGCAGGAACAACTGCAACTGCTAGAGCATTTTTAAATGCTAGTGGGGGAATTTCAACCATTAGAATAATAAATGCTGGTTCTGGATACTTATCTAATCCAACTATAACAATTTCTGCTGGATCTACAGTGGCATCTGGAAATTACATAGTTGGTGAGAGAGTTTCTGGTTCTATTTCTGGTGCATTTGGTATTGTTAAAAATTGGGATGCTGCTACAAATAAATTAAAAGTATCTGGTCTTGGTACTGATTTTGTTGATGGGGACATAGTAGTAGGAGCAGCTTCAAGTGCAATTTATACTTTAAGAATTGCAAAAACTTATGAACTTCAGCAAGCTTATGCTGATAATGACATTATAGAACAAGAGGCAGATGAGATAATAGATTTCACTGAAATAAACCCCTTTGGGGAAGTTTAACTAAATAAAATAAACTGCGTATTATAATGTCAAGGCAAATAATATCTACAGGAACAACACCAAATGATGGTACTGGGGATACCCTTGCCAATGGTGCTTCTAAAATTAATGCTAATTTTAGTGAACTTTACACTACTTTTGGAGATGGTGTAAATCTTACTGGGTTTCAAGGTGCTCAGGGAAACCTTGGTCCTCAGGGTATTCAAGGATTTCAAGGTCCACAAGGAGAACTTGGTCCCCAAGGACCACTTGGACCACAAGGAAGTCAGGGGGATATTGGTACTTATGGTCCTCAAGGTGCTGTTGGTGGAATATCATTTAGTGTAACTAATTCTGGATCAAGTGCATTTATTTTTGATCCCTCAATTTTGGGAATTTCAACAAATCCATCTCTTACTTTGATAAGAGGATTAACATATTATTTTAATGTAAATGCTACTGGACATCCATTCTGGATTAAAACTGATCCAGTAATTGGTATTACTAGTTCCTTTGATGATGGAACTGATAACAATGGAGTTCAAACAGGACAACTATCATTTACAGTTCCTTATGATGCTCCTTCAACTTTATATTATATTTGTGAAAATCACTCTGCAATGCAAGGGCAAATAGCAGTAGTTGAAGCAGGATATGTTGGACCTCAAGGTGCAACAGGTGCCCAAGGCGTTCCTGGACCTCAAGGTATTCCAGGATTTGCTGGGGGTGTAGGACCTGAAGGACCACAAGGTGCTCAAGGAGTTCAAGGTCCACAAGGAGAAATTGGTCCTCAAGGTCCTATTGGATTCCAAGGGAATTTGGGGGTTCAAGGTGCTCAAGGATTTAGAGGACCTCAAGGTGCTCAAGGATTCCAAGGAGTTCAAGGTACTCAAGGATTCCAAGGTCCACAAGGATTCCAAGGTCCACAGGGTAGCATAGGTCCTCAAGGTAGTATAGGTCCTCAAGGAGTCACAGGTGCCCAAGGTGTTCAGGGTGCTCCAGGTATTGTAGGTGCACAAGGAGACCAAGGATCTGATGGTCAAACAGGACCTCAAGGTATTATTGGACCACAAGGAAATGATGGATTGCCAGGAGGTCCTCAGGGTTCCAGTGGACCTCAAGGAGTTCAAGGTCCACAAGGACCTGTAGGACCTCAAGGAATTGGACCACAAGGACCTGCAGGACCTCAGGGTGCTCAAGGTTTCCAAGGACTTTCTGGACCTCAAGGATCATTCAATCCATCCCTTGGACTAGATCTTGCTGATGATATAAAAGTTCGTTTGGGTGATGGAAATGATTTAGAATTTTTCCATGAGTCTGCAACTGGAAACCATATCATTAATGGTATAGGAACTGGATCACTAAACATTCAAAATGAGTTAATTACATTAAGAGGATCTTCAGGATCTGAGATATTAGCACAATTTACTAGAAATGCTTCTAGTGATCTTTACTATAATAACTCTAAGAAGTTAGAAACTGCTGAATATGGTGTTAAGGTTAGTGGAATTACTTCAACAACAAATTTAAATGTAACTGGTGTTTCTACCTTTAGTGGTGATGTAAATGTTGGAGTTGATACTTCTACAGGTGTGGTATTAACTTCACCAAATGGAACTGCATATAGATTAATTGTAGACAATAGTGGGAATCTATCTACTGTGGCAGTTTGATATTATTAAATAGTACAATAAGGAACTTTCACAATGCTGGGAAATTATTTTTATCACAAGGCAATTAATAAGACAGTAATTGCCTTTGGCACTCTGTTCAATAATATACAAATTAGGCACTTTGATGAAAGTGATAATCCAGTTTCAGTATTGAAAGTTCCCCTTGCATATGGACCTGTTCAAAGATTTTTAGCAAGAATAGATGAGAACCTTTCTGGAGATAGAAAAGTTGCCATCACTTTGCCAAGAATGTCATTTGAAATGACTTCTATTGATTATGATCCAACAAGGAAATCATCTGCAATTCAAACATTCAAATCTACAAAGGCTGATGACTCTGGATCTTTTAGAAGAGTCTATATGCCAGTTCCATATAACATTGGATTTGAACTTAATATTTTAGCTAAAGTTCAAGATGATGTTCTTCAAATTGTAGAGCAAATTCTTCCATATTTCCAACCATCTTTTAATGTCACTGTAAATTTAATTCCTGATATTGGTGAGAAAAGAGATATTCCAATAGTCTTAAATAGAGTTGGGTTTAGAGATGATTATGAAGGTGATTATAGTAAGAGAAGATTGATTACTTATACCCTAAACTTCACTGCAAAGACTTACCTCTTCAATGAAGTTTCTCAAGATGAGCAAGGTCTCATCAAGAAAGTTCAGGTTGATTATGCAACTGATGCACTCAAGACTGCAAAGAGAGAAGTTAGATATACAGTTACACCTAAGGCACTAGAAGATTATAATGATGATGGTGTAATTGATTCTACTGATGACCAGTTGATTGAATTTGGAGATGACTTTGGTTTCAATGATATGGTAGAAGAATTTGTAGATTTTAAGACTTATAGTGAATCACAAGGAACTGATGTTTGATTATGAAAGAAAATTTTGATCCTATTGAAGAAGCACTGGATATTGAATCTAAAATGGTTGAGGTAGAACCTACCCCACCAAAGAAACCTGAGGTCCCAGAAGATCCACAGAAAGATTATAGTTATACTAGAGCAAACCTTTACAACCTTATTAGTAAAGGTCAAGAAGCAATTGATGGAATACTAGAAATTGCTCAAGAGTCTGGACACCCAAGAGCATTTGAGGTTGCAGGTCAACTTATTAAATCTGTTGGTGATGTCAGTGATAAGCTACTAGATCTTCAAAAGAAGATGAAAGATCTGGATGCACCAACAAAAAATGGACCAACAACAGTCAACAATGCACTATTTGTTGGATCCACAGCAGAACTATCTAAACTGCTAAAGCAAGGTATTCTAAATAATACAGAAGAATAGTATTTTGGTCCATGGATCCATCTGCAGAAAAACAATATAAAAAAGATACTAGATATTGTCTTCTTTGTAAAAAGAATGAAACCAGAGAAGAGTGTTCCTGGGGTCCTCAGATGTGGGACAGGTACACTACTGGTGGATTAGATATTGGTGAAGAAAAAGACCATGAAGTTGCCATGGCACAGTCTCAGTTGAGCAGTGCTGCAAAAGATATCAAGACTTTACAAAAGAGACTTGGCAAAAAAGAAAAGAATATTCCAGCATGGATGCAAGCAAAAATTACTGACACTGAGCACAACATGGATGCTGCTGCAGGATATACAAAGAAAGAAGAATTTGTATCTGAAAAGAAGAAAGGTCTTTGGGATAACATTCATGCTCGTAGAAAGAAAGGTCTCCCACCTAAAAAACCAGGGGAAAAAGGTTATCCAGAAACTCTGAATATTGAGGGTGTAGGAATCTCAGTTGCTCATGCAATTGATAGCACAAACCCACCTGTGGGATCAAAGCGTAGAGCAATTAGTGGTGCTCTCAAGATGAGAGAAATTACAAAAACAGTTGCAAGAAACAAGAAAAAATCATTCACTAATGCTGGAGCTGGAAGAACAACAGCAAAAGAAGGTATTAGTTATTCTCAGTTCATGACTGAAGCAGCAGCATGGACTAAAAAATCAGGTAAAAATCCTTCTGGTGGTCTCAATGAAAGGGGTAGGAGGTCCTATGAAAGAGAGAATCCAGGGTCTGACCTCAAAGCACCAAGCAAGAAGGTTGGAAACCCCAGGAGAGCATCATTCTGTGCACGTATGAGTGGAATGAAAAAGAAA